ATTAGGAACCAATGAAGTTGCATTACTACATAAAAGGAAAGGACATCCCGATTTACAAGGGGAAATTATACATAGTGGCAAGCAACGACTATGAAAAGGTATGCACCCTTATCCCGAACTTTGAGGAGATAAGCAAAGGCGAATTGTACGGGCATACGCTTTTAATGAATTACAAAGGAGTGGAGAGCATATTCATTGTCTTGAACTTTGACCATGAATACGAAAAGATGACCTACGGGGTTATTGTCCATGAACTGCGCCATGCAGCCGACATTTTGGCCAAGCAGCGGGATTTGAACACAGGCTTTGAGAACACCGAGAACAACGCATATCTGATGGAATGGATGGCGAATACGGTGTTTACCGAATTGATACGTTGGGGGTTTGTTCCCAACAAGAAGAAATGATTTTTTTTGAATATAGATAGGGCATTATGCCCCAAGCAGAAAATCGGAAAAACCGAATTTGATAATAACCAAAAAAGAACAAAGAAATGGAAGAAAAAATCTACCAAAAAATTAACGAGGGGTTAGGAAAAACCTCCCTGTCCGAGAGGACTATCAGGAGCAAGGCAGCACGACTGGCAGCGAAAATCAAAACTGACGAGGAACTGACGGAAGACGTTTTGTCTGATGCGGTGGAGGACTTACGGGTACTTGCCGGGCAGCTTGACCATGACGTGGCCGAGAAGGTTAAGGTTGAAGCCGAAAGAAAGGCGGCCGAGCTTTTGAAATCAAGGAATAAGCAGGAAAAACCTGATGAACCAAAAGAAAAGACCATCAACGAGGATGAATCACCCCCGTCATGGTTTCTATCGTACAAGGAGCAGCAAGAGCGGATGTGGACAGAAAAACTGTCCGAAGTAGAGAAAGAGGCAAAAGCATTTTCCGAGCACCAAAGACGGGAAAAGCTCAACCAGTTTCTACGTTCCGAGGCAAAGCGACTTGGTGTGCCCGAAAGCCATTTGGTAGGCATGAAACCCGTGGAGAGCGAGGATGAAGCCCGGCAGATACTGGCAGCCAAAAAGGAAGCCATTGTCAAGGAGGGTATCGGCTCCCAGGGTGTAGGAGCTTCCGAGGGAAAAAAGGATCGTGATCCGTTTGCCGAGGTAGCAAAGGCCGAAACCGAAAAGCTGGCGGCAAGTAGTGATTCAAAGAAATGAGTATTAACTAAAAACAGAAATTATTATGGCAGCAGGAAGAACTTATGATGCCAGCACTTTCGTAGCAGCCGAAGAGTTGTACAACGTGAAATCGGGGTACAGGATGGCCGGAGGTGCTAATCTCTCTGTAACAGATTTATCTGCACAGGAGAAAATCCCCCCTCTGACACCGCTTTATGTGGTAGCAGATGAAACCTACGCAGGGGTTAAAAATGCGTATGTGGTAAGAAACGCAAGGGTACAGGCCAATTTTGTGGCAAACGACTCACTTGCAAAAATCAGAATCGAGAAGGGCAGCTTTTGGAAAGTAGGCGACAAAATCGCCTTTGACGAATCCAACTATGGGACCATCAAAGCTATTGTAACAAAAGCCGATTATGACGAGGTGGAATTTGAGGCCGCTATCCCCTGTGACTTAACAAAGGGCGATGTCCTTTTCCCCGTTACCGTAACCGAAGGAGTAGGCTCGACAACCGTAACTACTGCTCACGAGGCCATTGTTTATGAGGCAGCAGTCTATAGCTCAGATGCTATCGAATCCTTGAAGATTGTCAAGGGAAGCGGCATTGAAGTCCCGGAATCAGAAACCCTGACCGTGAAATTTGGGGGAAACGACATTGTCATCAGCGGCATTAATACGGAAAACGATGCCTACGACACCATTACCATAACAGGTATTAATTACACCGTTCCCCTGGGAACCGTTCTAAGGTGGAACACCAGCGTAACAACCGACAACCCCGACACCTTCGTTGCAGAGCGCACGGCCAACTATTTGGCCTATGCACCCGCAAAGGTTGAGGCAGGGGCAAGTGTTACTCTCTTGGGGCGTGCCTTTGAGATTGATGAGGACAAGTTGTACATCCCCGTTACCGATGCTGACAAGGCATCTCTGGGCGACAGGTTTATGTTTATTTAAGGATAGGAGGAAAAAGAAATGTTACTAACTATTGAATCGTTATTGAAAGAACCTGCAAAAGTACAAGCAGTCATTGACCGTCTTGGAGTACAGCTCCGTGGCGAGGATAACATCGTTTGGAAGAATTATCTTGACCCCAAACGTGCAAACCCTGATGGAACCTTCAAAACCTATTCCGGAACAGCTACCGGTGTATTCGCTGGTTCTATCATAGACAAGAATGCCGGGAAACCCTTACACAAAAGACGTGGCATGAAATACGGCTATGGCGAAGTGGCCTATCTGGGTGATAAATTCCAGATGGACAACGACCGCCTTTCCGAGCTTCAGGTATTGATTGACACCTTTAACGAAAAGGGCGATGCCGCCACCGTGAACGAGATTGTCAACTTCCTTGTTGACGATTATCGTGAATGTGTACTGGCTCCGCACAAACGTATGGACTTGATGCTTTTGGATCTGATGTTCAAGGGCGAGAGCGAAATCAGCGCAACCGTTGGCAAGGACAGGGTAAAAATCAACAAAATTAAACTGCCCTTGAAAGAAGCCGATGCCAACGATGAGGATACCTTCCCGACAGACCTGTTGCTGACATTTTTGGACAACACAATCAGCGGATGGCGTTCCAAAGGCCGTGATGCCTCCATCCTTCAGATGAATCGTGCTACATTCAACCTTTTGGCAGCCAGCAACGATTTCAGCGAAAACTTCGTTGTCAAGTTCGGTAGCTATGAGCGTACGGGAATGATTACCCCTGAGATGGGTAACGCACTCCTGGAGGCCGTGGCAATGCCTTTCAGAATCAAAGTCATCAACGAGTACATCGAGGGAGCAAGTGTTGTTCCTAACGGGTATATCTCGGCCATCCCCAACGCCAAGTTAGGGAACCTGCGCTGGGTAAAACCTTACGAGCTGGTGGACAAGATTCCGGGCAAGAACTACACCGAGCTGGATTATGGCCATTACATAGCCTCCTCACGTGATGAGGAAGGCCGCTATATGGAATATGGCGCAGCTATGATCGTTGATATTGACAAGCCCGACCGTATGGGTCTGATAAAAATATCCAAAAACGCGTAAGGAGGTAAGCGATGAAAACTTGTGATGCTATAAAATATGAAGTAGGCCCGTTCGGGGTTGATAGAAACGAGATACTCTGGGAGTGTGAGAAGCTGGGCGTGGATGCCGAAGCGGTGGCCGTAAAGGAACAGGTGGCAAAGGTGGCTATAAACCTCCTTGTAAAGCAACTGTCCTTCTCCTCGGCAGCGAACAACGGTATGAGCGAGAGCTACAACGAAAGGGGTATCAGGGCGAGGATTTCGGCCCTTGCACGGGAAAACCAAATAGAAGTAGCTGACGAGTTCAACGCACCGATTATAGACACATACAACGATTGGTAAGGTAATGATACGATTTCCCTACAAGATAGTGATAACAAAGGCTGGCGAGGCCGGGATGGATGACGATGGAAACTATGTTACCACCGCACCAACGACCATATTGGAGAGTGAGTGCAATCGTGTACAGGGCAAGGTAGAAGAAAGACAAACGGCAAGCGGGGAAGTTTATGTCCCTACGTGCAAGGTCATTCTGCCGAGCCACACAAGCGATGCGCAGCTTCTTTCAAGCCTCGGATGCCAGGCGGTTATCACAAACGCAAGCGGAGTGGTGGTACATACTGGCGTGGTAAAGGATTACTACGTCAGCGGGCAGACTTTTGAAAGCAGGAGTTTATGGCTATAAAGTGGACAAATCCCAATATCCTGACCGTTATCCGCCAGCGGGCAGAGGATGAATACGACCGCAAGGCCGTTGAGTTCCTCTCAAAGGTAGGCGAGATGGCGTGTGCCAAAGCACGATTGCTTGGCACATATACCAACAGGACAGGACATTTGCGGAACTCCATAAGCTATCTCGTGCTTCAGAACGGTGCAATCAAGGTGGATGCCTTCGGACATACCGTACCGATGAAGGAATCACAGAAGTATGCACGGGAGATGGCCAAAAAGTACCCGACAGGCACGATTCTACTCTGGGCGACTGGAAAGGAATATGCCAAGTATGTAGAGGCGAAGAACTATGATGTACTTGCAGGGAGTGGAAATTATATAGAGGCGATCAGCGATTCTCTGGTAGCGGAATTTGTGAATTATCTAAAGAAGACCTAAAAAGTAGAAACCTAAAAAATGGGAACTATGAAAATGAGTGAGGGCGAAATAACGACAACCGTCTTTAAGGATTTGAAGGACATACTGGAAGGTTTGAACCTGACGATACCTGTTTTCAAAACGGTATTTCCAAAGGGACAAAGCGGAGAATATATCGTTGTCGGAACAATAGGAAATTCGCTGATTGGGGAGCAGGTGGCGACAGTAAATGTCAACATCTACGTTCCCGACAAGTTGCTGACCATTAACGGAGTTTCCCAGCGTGTCAGGGACAATGCACGGATAGACACCCTTACGGAGTTGATTCTTGAAGTGATAGACAACTACACGGGGGAAAATTCCGAAGGTGGATGGTATCGCTATTACAAAACCAATCAAAGTGTTTTAAGCGAGGAGGAGATAAACTACTCTTTCTCTAACATACAATTAACATTCAAAAACAATTAGAATGGCAACAGACAATGTACACTTGGCAGGAGTAAAGGCCCTTCATATAACAGACGCCACAAATCTGGCGGCTTTGAAGACCGACACCGCAGGGGCATACAAAGTGAAGAATCCCGCAGGGGATACCTTTACCGTAAATCCATCGGCTCCTGCTTTTAATGAGAAATTCCGTGAGAACCAAGCCTATCCCGCAATCGTGTTGAAAGACCCGAAATCGGGAAGGGTGGAAAGTTTGGCATGGGAGATACTGGACTGGGATGATGACACCGTTGAACTCTACTTGGGTGGTGCATCAGCAACAGACGATGTATGGAAGGCTTCACAGGAATCCTACTATGCCGAGAAATCGGTACGTATTGATTTCGTTACAGGATGGAGCTGGATCATACCGAAGATGATAATCGCAGCAGCCCCCGGTGGGGATGCAAGTGCTAATGGAAGTGTAACAATACAGGCGATGGGTAAGATCGTTTCCGATGGGACTAATCCCCCGTTGCAGAGGATCGAAACACCCGTAGCCGCTGAATAAAGGAGGTAGAATATGGCAGCAACAAACAACATTCACATAGCGGGAGTAAAGGCTGTTTTCGTAACAGACGTGAAAGATACTCCGATGAAAGTCAATGAGTTCTATCCTTCCTTGAAGGTCAAGAATCCTGCGGGAGATACCATTACGGTAAACCCTGTGGCAGCCGCTTTCAACGAACGATTCAGGGAAAACGAGAGTTACCCTGCATTCATTTTGAAAGACCCCAAGAGCGGGCGCATAGACACCCTCACATGGGAGGTGCTGGATTGGGATGACGATTCGGTAGCCCTGTATTTGGGAAGTGGAACAGGAACGACAACCGACACTTGGATGGCCCCAACGGATTCCTATTGTGCCGAAAAGACTGTAAGGATTGACTTCCTTACGGGCTGGACATGGTATTTCCCAAGACTGAAGATTGCAGCCGCCCCGGGAGGAGATGGCAGCGCGGCAGGAAGCGTGAACCTTCAGGTTGTGGCAAAGGTAAACCCGTTAGGGGAACTGGAACCTTTCCAGAGGATTGAAACACCTGATCTGGCATCAGAACCAGAGACTTAATTTTCGGGTGTGCGGGGCCACCCTTATAAGCCCGCCCAACCCTGCCGGGAAGAAAGTTCCAATGTGGGCGACCACGGGCAGGGTTCAAAGCAGGGGAAAAACCCCGAATAAAGAACCAAAGGCAAAAACCAAAAAATGGTTATGAAGAATGAAAAAATCATAGAAAGAGCCGAGCAAGCGATCATTGAAAGTCCGTTGGAGTTTGAAATAGAGAAAATCAACGGCAAGAAGGAGAAGCTGTGGATTTACCCGTTTTCGGCAGGCAGGCTGATAAAAGCAGCGGGGTTGATTCGCAGGATGAAACTTACTGCCGAGGCATTGACAGGGGATAAGCCTTTTGATGAGATGTTACGGGTAGCCGATGAGTGTACCGAAGATATGATGGAGCTCATTGCCCTTGCAACACTTCGGGACAAGCAGGACATGGAAAAGCTGGAAGAGCGGAAGGATATGTTGATGTGGAGCCCAACGATGACCCAAGTGGCACAGGCGAATCTCTTGCAGGTTATAGTAACGCAATGCTTCTATGCGGATTTTGTGATGGCTTTCAAGTTGGTAAAAATGCTGCCGGAGATAGTTTCCCAGAGGACGAAGCCAGCAAACTTGAAAGCGAAAGAAACACCTATGGCGGAAAAACCTTTTGGGGATTCGCACAAGGCGTGATAACATCTGGCTTATGTACCTACCATGAGCTTCTTTGGGAATTGAGCTGGGTAAACGTGGAGATGATGATCCGTGATGCCGTGAGGACTGATTACAAGAAAGAGAAAGAGGGGGGCAGCACGACAATGAGTGAGGATGAGGTAATGAAAATGCTTGGATAAAAAAGGGAACAATGATACATCTAACGGCAAAGGTTGATAATGCGGAGGCAAAACGCAAATTCAAGGAGCTTGAAACGTCTGCAAGAAATTCCATTCGTGGGATAGAAACGGAATCAAAGGGCATGGAGCGGTCTATGGGCAACCTTGCAAAGGGGATTGCCGCTATTGGTGGTGCTGCCGCCATGACGGGGCTTGTCAAGAAGATGGTCGAGGTCAGGGGCGAGTTCCAGCAGTTGGGGATTGCCTTTGAAACGATGTTGGGGAGCAAGGAAAAGGCGGATAACCTAATGAAGGAAGCCGTAACCTTTGCTGCTAAAACACCCTTTACCCTTACCGATGTGGCAAGTAACATCAAACAGTTGATGGCTATGGGTGTTGCCGTTGAGAACGTGATGGACACCATGAAGATGCTGGGCGATGTGGCGGCTGGAGTGAGTGTCCCGATTTCAAGGGTTGCGATAAACTATGGTCAGGTCTTGACGATGGGTAAACTGCAAGGCCGTGAATTGCGGGATTTCGCTATGGCGGGTATTCCTTTGGTTGATGAGCTGGCAAAGAACCTGGGTGTTGCGAAGGATGAGGTGCAGGGCCTTGTTTCCGCAGGCAGGGTTATGGCGGATGATGTTACCCAGGCGTTCAGGACAATGTCCGCAGAGGGCGGCAGGTTCTACAACCTTATGGAGAAGCAGGCCGAGTCCGTAACGGGGCAGATTGCCATCCTAAAGGACAAGATAGAAGTCATGTTCAACGAGATGGGAACGGCCTCCGAGGGGGCGATATATGGTGTGATAAAAGGTGTTGCATATCTTGTTGAACATTACAAGGACATAGCCGATATTTTAGTTCCTCTTATAGCGACATTCGGAGCGTACAAGGTGGCGTTGATTGCCGTTGCCGCAGCACAAAGAGCCGTTGTTTCGGCAAAGTCCATTTCCGCATTTTTCTCATTAGCCAAGAGTATTCATTCGGCAAAAGACGCGATGCTCTTATTGAATATGTCGATGAACGCAAGCACAATCGGTCTTGTGGTGGCTGCTATTGCCGCACTTGCCACAACGACCACGATACTTACCCGCAGGGCGAACGAGGCAGCAGAGGCCGCAAACAGGGCAAAGAAAGCATTTAATGAGGAAACAGCCGGGTTGCGCTCCCTAATAGAGATTCTCAACGATTCAAATTTGTCGTATGAGGCACGAAAAGACGCACTTGAAAAAATACAGGAGATTGTCCCTGCGTACCACGCATCATTGACCGAAGAAGGGAGGTTGATAGACAACAACACCGCTGCTCTTGATAAATACCTTGAAAAACGGCAGAAGGATATAACGCTGAAAGCCCTGTATGAGGACTTGGACAAAGCCATAGCGGAAAGAGATGCGTACATAAACCTAAATAAACCCGCAATCATTGAATGGTTGGAGGCAAAAGTGGGTACACCCGAAACCGCAGAGCGATATTTAGAAGAGTTGCAGGCCGCAGTAGATGAAAAGATGAAGAAAATATCAGACTTTCTAAGCAAAGGCGAGGATGTAAGTATTTTAGGGCCGTTGCTTCCCGAAGGTTTTGACAGGGAA